GTCGTAAACAAAGACACAGACGCGCTCTACACTGAGCGCCTGCGCTACGATAAGACGCGCAGCGAGGCGATTATCGCGAAGGCTCAATCTATTATCAATGCGACGACGCCGCCTGAGCGAATAAGCGACCGGGCAGATGCCTTCGCTTGCAAGTTCTGCGACGCTCGCGAGCTATGCCACGGCGTCTCTGAGGTCGCAGTCGATGTGCCGAAGCTGCACTGCCGCCAATGCGTCCACGCCTCGCCCGTCAAAGACGGCAATTGGCACTGCGCGAAGCACGACAAAGAAGCCGTCGAAGTCTGCAGCGAGCATTTATTTTTGCCCGGCTTAATTGGATTCGCCGAGCCGACTGACTCGATTACGAATGCTGACGGATCAAGCGCTATTGAGTTTACAAGCGAAGACGGCACGATTTGGGAGCATGGCAGCGACGAGGCTCGCGGACAATATCCATCGACCATCTTGCAGACGACAAGCAAGCATCTTGTCTTTAGTGGCGACAACGCTAACGACGGCAAGCCAGATTTGCAGCAAATGTATTCACTCAACAATGCAGAAGTGAATCAAGTATGGGCCGGCACGGTCGAACAACTCAAGGGCGCTTTCGAGGATCGTTACCAAGTGCCGATGGTTCGCCCGAACTACACTCAAGACGGCGACGGATGGAGCGCAGCAGCGTTTCGCGGTCAATGCTGCATTATAATTTCCGGCAACTCTGCCGAGATTCGGGAAAGTTGCATTCCATTTTAGATATTCTAGAGTTCACGGAGTTTTACGAAAAAATAAAATCTATTCAAGACGGGATTTATTCCGAACTTGAAAAACTAAGATAACAAAGAAAACCAACCAATAATAACATGGACATAAAAAAAACGATCCGCGACGCGGAAGAAGCTATCGAGGAGATTCTCGATCAGCTAGAAACTACTGTCGGAGTGCGAGCATTCCGAGTCAATATCATCGGGCAGCGCGGGCAACCGGCAGCGGTCACGATTACACCAGACGACAAGGGAGGGCGCAAAGCATGAGCTTCGACCTCAACAGCATCAAAAAAGGCGTGGAGCATAAAGCACCGCGCATCGTTCTGCTAGGCGTCGAGAAGATCGGCAAAAGCACATTTGCCGCTGGCGCAGACTCGCCAATTTTCTTGCCGATCAAAGGCGAGGAAGGCGTCGACGATCTCGATGTGGCGAAATTCCCACGCGCCGAGACGTTTGACGATGTTCTCAATGCAGTCGCGACGCTCATCAAAGAGGAGCATGAATACAAAACGTTCATTGTTGATTCGATTAGCGCATTGGAACCTGTCATTTGGCAAAAACTCTGCGACGAAGATAACGTGCAAACCATCGAGGAATACCAAAAGGGATTCGGCAAGGGTTACACGGCGAGCGTCAACAAGCTGCGCGACTTGATGGAAGGGCTGGACATGCTACGCAAGAAAGGCATCAGCGTCATTGTCATTGGTCACGTTAAAGTGAAACGCTTTGACGATCCGCTTGGCGCGTCCTTCGATCAATATCAATTCGACATTCAAGAAAAAATGGCGCTCACGCTTCAACGCTGGGCCGATTCAATTCTGTTTTGCAATTCGGAAACGATTGTGAAAACCGAAGAGGTCGGATTCAATAAGGAAAAAAAGACTGGCAAGGACTTAACCGGCGCGCGCTATTTGTTCACGCAGAAGCGTCCGGGACACCCAGGCGGCGGTCGCGGCGTTTACGGACGCCTGCCTTATAAACTTCCGCTCTCATGGGTGGATTTCACAAACTCAGTCGCAGAAGCGGCTCAACAATAAAACCAAATAAAAAACTATGTCAGATATATCAAAATACTTCGACGGCGGATTTAAAGCCGAGGATCATGAAGAGATGCGCGATGATTCGCCGCTGCCAGTAGGCAAATACTTTCTCGAAATCGAGAAGGCGGAAGTCAAAGAAACCAAGAACGGCGAAGGTGTCGGCTGTGACGTGCAGTTTAACGTTATCGGCCACGTCGACGATCAATCGCACAAAGGGCGCAAGCTCTTTGTCTGGTTCAATCTGCGTCACTCAAACGAAAAGGCGCAGAAGATCGGCAATGCTGAGTTTGCCGCGCTTGGCAGAGCTATTGGCAAGCCTATCGTCCAGGACTCAGACGAGTTGATCGGCGGCACGTTTATCGCGAGCGTGGGCATCGACAAAAAGGACGCGACTCGCAACGTAATAAAGAAGTATTCGTCAGCGGCTACAAAAACGCAGACAGTCGCAACGCCAGCGCCTCAAGCACCAGCAGCAGCAGGAGGAAAAAAACCATGGGAGATGTAAACCAACTAGCCCTCAATCTCGTCAATTCGAGATCCGCCGAAGCTGAGGCGAAAGCACATCGCATCGAATGCGAGGACGCGATTCTAGCTCAGTTTGATCTCGCTGAATCTGGCTCGCAAACAGTCAAGACCGACAACGGCATAAAACTGACGCTCAAGACCGGGCTGAGTTACAAGCTGGACAAGGGCGCGGACATCCCTGCGCACTGCCTCAAGGTGACGACAAAGACCGATCTCGATGTGAAAGCATATGAGGCTATGCGCGAATACGATCCGATGGAGTTCGGTCGCGTCTCGAAAATGGTCACGACAACGCCGCGCAAGGCTGCGGTCACAGTCGCTGTCATCTAACCACCAACCCGGCGCCGCAGCGGGAAATCTGCGGCACTTTTTAATGCTACAACCACGCCTCTATCAAAACGAAGCCATCGATGCCGTAAACTCTGCGCTAAAGACGCGAGACGACAACCCAGCGGTCGTCCTACCAACTGGAAGCGGCAAATCGCTTGTCATGGCTCTACTCATTCGCCAATGGCTCAACGTCTGCCCGACTTTGCGCGTGATGGTTCTCGCGCATCGCAAGGAGTTGGTCGAGCAGAACGCCGCCGAGCTTCACGACATCGACTCGACGCTCGACGTTGGCATATTCGCCGCGTCGCTCAAGCTTCGCCAGACTCTCAGCGCGATTACGTTTGCTTCGATTGATTCAGTCGCCAAGCGAGCGTCGGACTTCCCACCACAGGACGTTCTACTGATCGACGAAGCGCACCGCATCCCGGTGCGAGGCGAAGGCAAATATCGAAAGTTTATTGACGCGATGACTGAGCGCAATGCGTCACTCAGAATCGTCGGCTTGACTGCGACGCCGTATCGAATGGGGACGGGCGCAATCTGCCACCGCGATCACATACTCAATCACGTCTGCTACTCTGCGAACCTCGGCGAGTTGATTCGCGCTGGCTATCTCTCTCGACTGCGAACAGTCGAGGGTGAGCATACGGCGCTCAATCTCGAAGGCATCAAAAAGACTGCTGGCGAATACAATCTTAAGGACTTGGCTTTACGAGTGGACAAGGCGGACGTTGTGACTCAAGCGGTGCGTGATATGGTTGACAAAGTGCGCAGTGAAGCACGCAAAAGCATCATCGTATTTTGCATCGACATTGAACACTGTGAACACGTATCTCAAGAGCTGCGCAAATATGGCGTGCAGTCTGAAACGGTAACAGGCAAGACGCCGATTCGAGAACGCGAGCGCCTGGTCGACGAATTCAAAGCCGGGCGGATTCAATATTTATTGTCGGTCAATGTCTTCTTTGAAGGCTTTAACGCAAAGCGAGTTGATTGCGTCGCGATGCTTCGACCGACTCAGAGCAGGGGTCTATGGGTGCAAGCGGTCGGCCGAGGGCTTCGATTATTCGACGGCAAGATTGACTGCCTCATTCTTGACTACGGCGACAACATCATGCGACATGGCCCGATTGATCTCGACGACGATGATGACGTGCGACTCGCGACGTGCGGCAACTGCGAAAACGTATTCAGTCGCGCGGTGAAAAAATGTCCGTCTTGCGGCACTGTTATTCCGCCGATTCAGCGAGAGATGTTTGAGGCAGAGGAAAAGCGCGAGCGGACGATGCACGAAGCGAGAGCAGCGCATGGCGAGCTTTTGAATGCTTCGCGATGGCTCAACGTGGACGGCGTATCGCTTGCGCTACATCGCAAGCTGGGCAAGCCCGATTCAGTCGTCATCAATTATCACTGCGGGCTGACGTTGGTCAAAGAATGGCTATTACTTGACCACGAAGGCTACGGCAGGACGAAAGCGAGCGAATGGCTACATGAGCGCGGCCTGCCTCGCTACGAATTGACTGCCGAGATGCTCGCAGATTGCAACGGCGAGCGCATCAATGCTTTGACTGCTCGGATTGAGGTCGCGTATGAGGGCAAATATCTAAAAATCAAAAGACATGAATTAAATCAATAAACGTATTGACAAGGGTATTCAGTTCGCTACTTTTCTTGTCATCGAATCGGCAAACGCGACGAACGAAATACTAAAAACTAATACTATGAAAAACGAAACACTGAGAACGGACAAGCGATGGGCAACTTGCGAAGACTGCAATAAGCCAATCGAGCCAAGCAAAGAAGTCCTCTGCGAAGACTGCTGGATCGCTTGGGATAAATACAATCAAAACTCAGACGATTAAAACCATGACTGAAATAATCCAAATTTTAGCACTCGCGATCTTCGCGATGCCAACTACAATCGCGATCTTTCTGATCGCCGAAGAACTGAAAGAAAAACTATGAAAAAAATAAAAGAACACTCCACAGACCTGACCGGTGACATCTCGGCCATGAAACTAGAAACGCTTATTGAGTCGGCTGCAATGGCGGCCATATCAATCGGCAATAACATTGTCACGCTCGGCGGCGTGCTCAATGAAATTAGCGAACGCTATGGAGCTGATGGCGTCGATCTCACGTGCTCAACTCTCGGATTGAGTAAAAAACTCTATGCTAAATTTATAGCTACCTTTCGCGGCGTGATGCATCCATCCGTAGCACTCGGTAGCGTGCCGCATTGCGCACAGCTGGAGAGCCTGACGTTTGAGCAACAGGGCGATTTGATCGACAACGGAGTTCCCTACGTGGAGAGTATCGGCAAAACCTGCAGGACAAAGCGCATCCCATTGAGCAAGTTGGACTCTTTGCAGATCAAACAAGTATTTGACGACACCCGGCTACGCACGGAGGATGAGCAGTATCAGTTTATAAAGGATTCTGAAAAGCCCGCAGAGCCGAAAGCGGCACGCATACCGAAGCCGGCTTATGAGGTGCGGCAGGGCAAATTGATTATCCACCGGCCAATCACATTCAAGAAGGACGATCTATTAAAGCTCGCCCTTGAGATGTAATATGATCGAGCAAAAACAGTGCATAAAATGCTTAGCCATTAAAGCGGTTGCCGAGTTCGACAAAGGGAGAGCTGTTTGCAAAGTTTGCAGAAATGAGCAAAGTCGCAAATACTACGCGGCGAATCGCGAGAAAATAAAAGAGAAAGATCGCAAATACTACGCGGCGAATCGCGAGAAAATCAATGAGCGTAACCGCAAATACCGCTCTGAGAATCGCGAGCAAATCAGTGAGTATCGCCGCAAATACTACGCGGAGAATCGCGAGCAAAGCAATGAGTATCAGCGCAAATACAACGCGGAGAATCGCGAGCAACTCAGTGAGCAAAGTCGCAAATACTACGCGGCGAATCGCGAGAAAATCAGTGAGCATCACCGCAAATACAAAGCGGAGAATCGTGAGCAAATCAACCAGCAAACATTAATCAGATCACTCGACCCGGCGAAGCTCGCAGAACTAAAAACGAAACTAGAAAAACTATGAAAAAAATAAAAGAACACTTCACAGACCTGACCGATGATATCTCGGCAATGGCGATCTCTCTGATCGCCGAAGAACTGAAAGAAAAACTATGAAAAAAATAAAAGAACACTTCACAGACCTGCCCGATGATATCGAGGCAATGGCACTAGCAAACACGCCTGCCGAGGCGCTGGACTTTCCGATGCAAAACCTCAGAATGGCGATCTATCACGCATTCGTATGGAGCAGCTCGCCGCAAGGACTCTATTTTTGGGTGAACATCGCAGACAACTGCGCATACGTGATCAAGGAAAGAGACATGAGAACGCTTGACCGAATGACACGCCACGGCGGATCGTTCCTCCGATCAATAGCTGAGGCGGCGAGAGTCGCGGACAGTATAAACTACGCAGCTTTGAAAGACGCCTTTCCGGGCTACTGGATGCGCTACGGCGACGACGGCATATTTGCGCGGCGTGAATCTTAACAAGCGGTCGATACACTATCGCCGCGTAAGGAGCAAAAAGAAATGAAGATATATCGACCGCCACAAGAAAGAATGATCATCACTGATGGCCGAATCAAGATGGCTGACGGATCGAGCCTGCGAGCTTATCTGAAAACATCTCAAGCTATTTTAAATCTCAGCGACGGTGATTTTGTCAACGTGATCGGAAACGAACTTTGCGCCGAGATCATCGACGAAGCCACCATGAATCAAGGGAGAGTAGCATGAGTTACACCATTTACATCGCAGGCCCGATGACGGGCATCAAAGACTTTAACTATCCAGCGTTTCACGACGCCGAGAAGCAACTCAGAGAACGGCATGGCGATCAAATCAAGATCATCAATCCTGCCAAGAACTTTGGCGGCGAGACGGGTCTGCCGTGGGCAACTTATATACGGGAGTCAATCAAGCAGGTGGCTCTGGCTGATGCCATTTGCTATCTGAGAGGATGGCCCGCATCAAAAGGCGCTCGGCTCGAAGTCGAGATAGCTAAGGCGCTCAATCTGCAAATCGGCTACGTGGAGGACTGCATCAAATGAGCCAACAAGAACACGCATTAATTACGGGGCTTTTGCTCGATGAAATCACGAAGAAGTTCGATCCGAATTTTGACAAATACAAAGAACGCCGGCAGATGGTCGCAGCAGTCAAGAATCTCGCTGCGATAAATCGACCGGGCGAACTGTTTTTGCCAGACCGCGCAAGGGCGGAGCAGGCGAAACGCCGACAAAGTAAAATCAACCAAAGACTAAAATTATGACTACAACTAACGAAAAACCCACGACCTCGCCATTGATCCAATCGACTGGTTCGACGCTGCTCGACGAAGTTCAATCTAAGATCGAATTTCACTTGGAAAAGATCGAGCGAATCTTAGGGCCCCGATATAAGCTTACGCTGATTGCAAAGTATCAAGGCGCAGACCTGAAAGACGCTGACCTGATGCTGACGATGAACTCTAAGAAGGACATTGATTCGGTGATGGATCGTATCTTTCCGCCGAACTCCTAGCTCTGGCACGGAGTGAGGAACGAACGGAGTTGACCAGCTGCGCCTGGTTCTACTTCCGCAACTAACGAAAGCGCAATAAGGGTAAAAAAATATGAATACCAATAAAGCAAAAGAAAGACTGTATAGTTTAAATTTGAAATCGCTAGATTTCGCTCGGTTCGAGGTGGCAAGCGATCCCACAGAATACCCAATCACCGACAAAGTGGAAAATGCAACATACGAGATGTATTGTATACTGTGGTTCAATTTCATCTCAGAGCTTTTCGATAGCGATGAGATTCGCGACCCAAACGATATATTTAGTGTCGGCGAAGTTATCGCGCAGCATGAAAAATGGTGGAATCGAGACCCTGAGAATAAGAGATATTCCGATGAGTTTCGCGCATTTGTTGCGGGGGAATTATCCTTGCAGAACGCCTAGCTCTGGCACCGCCGACGACGGCACTAAAATCTATGAAACAAAATACAAATCCCGAGGCGGCGGAAACCGTCAAAACAACGGACAGCCCGGCGGTTGCTCAGCAGCGTCTTGTTAGCCTTCGTGGTTGTTCTCGATGCTCGCTAAACGGGATATGCCGAAAGGTTCGTGCCGCGAGCAGTGACCACTTCCGATGGTCGATCCATAATCTTCTTGCGCATCCGCTTTCGGAGATCGCGTGGATATTCGGATTCCGAAAAGCGAGCGACTGGCTCCACGACAAATCAATCCCGAAGCCCAATGCTACCAAATAAACAAAAAAGTTTACATTAGGGGTTGACGTCTAAACTTTTGTGTTTAGATTGTAGGTAGATCAGAGGGACAAGCCCAACGACAACACAACGAAAACGAGAAATATAAAAATGATCCACAAACCAAAACTAGACCAATCAAAATTCAAATCAGTATGTGCAGACGAGGGCGTATTGATTGACTGGGAAATCAAAAAAGCTGACAAGCTATTTGCCTTGTATGTGCTCGATGAGGACGGCGACCGCGATTATATCGACGAGGACGATTTTTTCCAGGAGCACGGCGTTGAGCTCCATTCGGAGACTGCCGAAAATTGGCACGTTATGATTCACCAGATTGGAAACATGGTAATTCATAACGATTATAACCAATCGTCTCATGTTGAGTCGGACGATTATGACGTAGAAAAAGAACTCAAATGCTACAATCAATAAATGCCCGCTAAACTAACATCTGAGGGGCTAGCCGAAAGGCTGCCCCTCCTAAACGCAAAGGGCGTCTGCCTAGAGGCAGAGGTCGATTACATGCGATTTAGAAACTGGAAGTTTGGGGCGGTAAAAACGCTGTCGGATGAAGAGCTTGAGCGCATTGAAAAAGTTTTAGTGCAGCTTTCGCGGAACCCCAAACGACAACAAATATGAGCAATTTAGATGATGACAAACAAATGATGGTCGTGGAGGCAGCTTGCCATGCGATAGCGATTAACCAACAGGCGGAACGGATGGTAATAGGAGAGCGTGAGCGGCCATCCTACCTATGGAAGCCGAAACTGAGCTTCGACGGAAATCAGTGGTGTGCCTTTTACGGTGAGAACCTGCAAGATTGTGTGGTGGGATTTGGCGACTCGCCAGCGAAAGCAATGCTCGAATTCGACCGCGCATGGAAAACACCTTTACAGAACGTGGAGAGGAGACACCGAGCCAATGGCTAAAATACTAACTCTCTCAACACCAACAAACAACCGAATAAAAATATGAACGAAACGACTGAACAACTAGTCCGCGAACTTGCGGAGAAATTTGGAACCACAACCGAACACCTATGGGCAGTCCTCTTAAAGCAGGCTCCGATCACGGCAGCGACAGACACACTGATCATGCTGATAATGTTGGCGGTGCTTTGGGCAGGCTACAAGCTGATCAAATCGAAAACGACGGAACCGCCGAAAACCGAGGAAGACAGATACCCGCGTGCGGAATGGGATAGTGAAGGTGAATCCATCGCGTGGGCAATACTCGCAATTTACGCCATAATCACGCTCATCATGGTGTGCTGCACAATCTCGCATGTGATAACGGCCACGATGAACCCTGAGTATTGGGCACTCAAACAACTGCTGCCATGAATTCTTGGATGAACACTGAACTGAATCATGAATGAGCCTAAGCGAAATACATTGAATCAAGTGCCTGGTTTTCAATGGAGTGGCGTCGAGACGCTGCCAACTGAAGACGGCTGGTATCTCGGAAACTTCAACGGCGCGATGAGGTGTATAGGCTTCGACAATGGCAAGTTCGATTTTTGGGGGACTCCTAGCGACCAGCGGCCAGAAGACCTGACGCATTGGACTGAACTGCCTCCCATTGAGAACACTAAGATGGATAAAGGGGAGCAAAGCGCCGACAATGTAAAATCAACAAAAGACTAAAACCATGAAAATAGATGAAACGATAATGACTCAGATAAAGGTCTGGGAGTGCTATATCCACGATCATGCAGAAGACAGAATGATCACATTGAAAAGACATGTGACTCAACATGATGATTTTATTGAGATAACGGGCGACTGTGACGAAAATTTAGACATGGGAAAAGTAAGGTTTACAACTAACTCGATAGAAATATTGAGCACGGCATTGATGTTAATGAATGATGAAGGTTGATATTTTAGCCTAACGCCAATGTCCAGCGATCCGTCTGGTTCGACAACCGAACGAACGAAATATGCTTAAATGAACTATAAAAACCTAGGAACACCACACAAGACGGATTCACTCGCGCTATATAACTGCGATTGCATGGAGCTACTCAAACAAACACCTGATAACTACTACGATATTTGCGTGGTCGATCCGCCGTATGGGATAAAGATGGATTCAAGGGGGATGAATGGCAGGCAATCAAAAGGCAGGCATAAAATCACACAATCTCAATATGCTGATAAAGAATGGGATTCTAACTCACCAGATGAAGTGTATTTCGATGAAGTAAGGAGAGTGTCAAAAAACCAAGTGATATGGGGCGCAAATCATTTCATCTCAAAGACAGCGCACGACTCATCATGTTGGCTTGTCTGGTATAAAAATGGGCAATCTATGGCTCCAGGTAATGCGGATTGCGAGCTTGCATTAACCTCATTCAAAACAGCGGTGAGGATACTAGATTTACCTTGGTGTGGGTTCGGTCATATCAACCTAAAAGAAACGCGGATACACCCCACCCAAAAACCCGTCAAACTCTACGACTGGATCTTCGCTAACTACGCTGAAAAGGGTATGAAGATCTTAGACACGCACATGGGGAGCGGAAGCATAGCGATAGCGGCCCATTACGCGGGGATGCACCTGACAGCTTGCGAACTCGATGAGGACTACTTCAAAGCGGCTTGTAAACGGATAGAGCGTGAGACTAGCCAAACGACTTTGAGCCTTGAGGTGAACGCCACAGATGCGAAGCGAGCGAGGGGGAATGAAGAACTATGACCATAACCCTCCCGCTACCAGACCGAACGCTGTCACCGAACGCTCGCGTGCATTGGGCCAAGCTCGCAAAGGCTAAGAAGCTCGCGCGGGCTATGGCGAAGCGCGAGACGTTCAGGCAGGTCGGCATTCAGAAGTTCGCAAGCTATCGGCTCGTCTTCTTCTGGAAAGACAAACGGCGACATGACCGCGACAACGCCTCGGCAAGCTGCAAAGCATATCTCGACGGCGTCGCTGATTGCTGTCAGCAGGACGACAGCGAGTGGGGCTTTGATGGCGTTCGATTCGAGATTGATCGTGAGCGGCCGAGATTGGAGATTCAATTTGAGGTAAAATACTAAATGCAAAAAACTATGAAAAAATTCTCCACATTCAAAACAGTCAAAGACACGACGCCGAACCGCGATTTCGACGCTCGCTCGCTTATCGAATATATCAAAAGCGACCGACTGAAAGACGAATGCGACGCGATACGTGCTGCGCCAGACAAAGACACTCGAAGCGAATTGAAAGCTCGCCTGCCCGCTGTCACGGCGTCTGGCGTATTCTCAAAGCGATCAGCGTCGAACCTTGTCGAGCATAGCGGAATCTTGGTCGCTGATCTCGATCTCGAAGACAATCCGCAGTTGGAGAACAGTTGCCAACTCGCGCAGATTGTCGAGATTCTACGAGCAGACAAGCACACGCACTTCTTATTCGTCTCGCCGTCGGGCGGGCTTAAAATCGGCGTCAAGATCGACGCGACTTGCGCAGCGACGCACAAAGCGGCGTTCTCAACAGTGCGCGATTACTTTGCGCACCTCGGTCTTAAAACTGATGCCGCTTGCTCGGATGTCTCGCGTTTGTGCTTTTTGTCGCACGATCCTGAGGCGCACTACAATGCGAAGTCTTCGACGATTGCGACAGTCATCAAAGAAGCGCCGTCTGCGCTGCCGTTCTGGTCGCCGAAGTCTTCAACGACTGCCAACGGGGGCTTGACGCCGGGCGATGACTTCAACGTGAAGACCGATCCGGCTGAGATGCTACGCTCTGCGGGCTGGACGACTCGCAACGGCTCGCACTGGACACGACCGGGCAAAGAATCGGGCGTCAGTGGCACGCTCGGCGTGACGGCAGACAAGCAGTTTTGGTGTTGGTCATCGTCGGCCGCGCCACTCGAAGCGAATAAGTCATACAACCCGTTTGCACTGTTTGCGTCGCTCTATCATAGCGGCGATTACGCGCTTGCTGCTACGAGACTCGCTGAGGACGGCTTCGGCGAGTCGAGCGTGCAAGACGTATCGCCAGAAGTGGCTCGCTCGATTGAGGCGCTCGTCAAGCGCGAGATCGAGAAAGAAGCAAACTCATGGAAAGCAATTGACGACGAGATTCAGGACGCCAAGGCGTCGATTGCTGAGATCGCGGACGCGCCAGACGACGACTTTCTCAACGCGCTCGACAGGCTCGCTGCCTCGACTGACGCAAATATCGACGCAATGAAGCGGCGAGCGCAGGACGCCGTATTCATACTGCCAGAAATCGCGATGATCGGAGATTGCACGATACTGAACGCCGGGCCGAACACGGGGAAAACTCTGCTCACGCTCTGGCTGCTCTCCAAGCGCGACCGCGCGAAAACAAAGCATCTGCGCATCTACTACATTAACGCCGATGACTCGTTTAATGGCGGCATCGAAAAAATGGAGGTTCTACGCGGCGATGGCATTACGACGCTCATTCCTAACCAAAACGGATTCGACTCGAACGATCTATCGAAAATTATAAAGGCGGCGATCAATGCCGATGCCTGCGGCAAAATGGTCATCATACTCGACACGTTAAAGAAATTTGTAAGCACGATGGATAAGAATGATGCGAGAATCTTTAACATCATGGTGCGCACCTTCACTCAGGCAGGCGGCACTTTGATTGCGCTCGCTCACACGAACAAAAACAAATCAGCAGACGGCAAATCTATCGCTGAGGGCGTCGGCGACTTCCAAAGCGACTTCGACTGCGCCTATACTATCGAGCGAGCAGTCGAGATCACTGGCGAGTCTGGCGACCGCAAAATCGCTTTTGAAAATACGAAACTGCGAGGGCCGAACGCGATGAAGGCGGTCTTTCAATATGATGCGAGCGAGAAAAAGAGCTGGCATCAACGCTTTCAATCGGTCAAGCGTATTGACGCCGAGACTGCCGAACGCGAAGAAATCGAGGCATTGGAATCTGCTCAACGTATTGAGGACACGCCGATCATTGAATACATTCTCGGCGAATTGGACGACGGCGCGAAGTCGCACAGCGCATTGGCTCGCAACAATCTTGATCGAATCACCGGGTCGGTCGCTGAACGTGAGAAGGTGCTGGATCGCTACTCTGGCAAATTGTGGGGCAAATCGAAGGGGCAAACGAGCGGATGGAACTATCACAAATTCGAGCGAAAAGTCGGCAATCTGGTCGAATTTATTTAGTCGTTGATATGAAGCTGAAACCCTCCCCCTACAACTATACAGCTCATACAGCTTCCTTTTTAGTAGTTTTATAAGTCTCTTATCTATAGGGAGATGTATAAGCTGTATAAATATAATAGATGTAGGGGGTGTATAGATCATTTTTTGAAGCTGTATGAATGAAAAACGTATTTATGAGACTTGATCTCATGTCAACGTATTGACTCAACGCTCAACGTATTAATACAGAGTATTGACAATCTCACACTCAACGTATTGATCAACGACATGAAAACAAAATCATCACAGAAACGAATCACCGAGAAGCGGCGCATGATATCGCTCCGGCTACCGCATCGAACGATTGAGCAGATTGATAAGATCGCAAAGGCAAACAAGTCGAATAAAACCGCTGTGATGGTCGAGGCGGTGGATTCTATGGCGAGGGGGGGCTAAGGAATCTTTTTCACCCTAGACGATCTTGGGTTTAGCGCCTAGTCGTATTTTTATACGCAAATCAAAATCAACAAAACTATGCAACATAAAATAATATCAATCAAAACAGATACGTTGATACCATACGCGGGCAACAGTCGGATTCACAGTGAGG